TAATACTTGCTGCTGATGTATCTAGTGAAAAAGCAAAAGACACGCTTGAAAGTTTAGGGCTTGATCCAACAAATGAAATGCTATTAGCTTTTCAAATGTTCCAACAAGCAGCAGGAGGAAATGTAAGAGCCTTTGAAGCAATAACAAAAGTAACAAATGTTAAAGATAAGTATGATATTGCTGAACAAAAAGCAAGAACTAAACTCATTACCCAACAAGCTAAAGCAGCTGAAGCTGAATTAAAAACAAGTACTAGTCAAGAAGACAAGATAGCTGAACTATTTGATATTGTGGATGGTGAAATTAATGGATCTAAATAAATTATATACACCTAAACAGATTGAAATATTAAAGCGAACTAATACTAGTGATTTTTTTATATTAGGACTTCATGGAGCTAAAAGAACGGGTAAGACAGTTATTAATAATGATATATTCTTACGTGAATTAAGGCGTGTTAGAATGATAGCTGATAAGTTAAACATTAAAGAGCCTATGTATATTTTAGCTGGAGTATCGAGCAAGACAATTCAAAATAACATCTTACAGGAAATATACAATAGATATCAATTAGATATTAAATTTGATAAACACAATTCATTCACATTATTCGGTGTTAAGGTTGTACAGGCTTTTACAGGGACTATTGCGGGGCTTGGGGGTATTCGTGGTATGACGTCTTTTGGGGCGTATATTAACGAGGCTTCACTAGCAAATGAAACGGTATTTAAGGAGATTATCTCACGTTGTTCAGGAGATGGGGCAAGGATAGTATTTGATACCAACCCGGATAATCCGGAACATTGGCTAAAGAAAGAATATATTGATAGTGAAAGCGAAAATATTATATCGTATCATTTTAGATTAGATGATAATACATTTTTATCCGAACGGTATATTAAGAATATCAAGGAATCAACGCCATCTGGTATGTTTTATGATAGAGATATAGAAGGTTTGTGGGTAACTGGTGAAGGTATTGTATATAGCGACTTTGACAGAAATAAACATTATTTTGATGATTATTCAAATATAACATTTAAGAAGAAATTTGCTGGAGTTGACTGGGGATATAGTCACTACGGATCAATTGTTGTAATTGGTGAAAGTACTGACGGTAAATTTTATTTGCTAGAAGAACACGCTTATCAATTTAAGGAAATAGATGATTGGGTTGAAATTGCTAAAGATATAAAAGCAAGACATGGAAACATTACTTTTTATTGTGATAGTGCTAGACCTGAACACGTAGACAGATTTTATCGAGAAAGACTTAATTCAGTTAATGCGAATAAAGAAAGATTAGCAGGAATAGAACAAGTAGCAAGGTTATTCAAAAAGGATAGCCTTTTTATTAATTCTAACGTTAAAAGATTTAAAGAAGAAATTTATAACTATATATGGGATGATAAGACAGGGGATACCATTAAGCAATTTGATGATGTGTTAGACTCATTAAGATATGCTGTATATAGTTATATGAACAGACAAACGGCTAAAGTATTAAATAAAGCTCGTTTAGGACTTTAGAAAGGAGTATAAATGCAATTATTAACTTATCCTAGAATTGAATTTGATGAAAAGAACATTAAGAAAGAGTTAGTGGTTAAACTCATAAGAGAGCATGAGAAACAGCTACCACGATTTAAGAAGCTTAAGAAATATTATTTAGGTGAACATGATATATTAAGTAAACAGCGTTCTAAAAATAAACCTAATTATAAACCCGTGTGTAATCATGCTAAAGATATAGCTGATACTTCAACAGGTTATTTTATGGGGAATACAATATCTTATAGCAATTCAGAAGATACTGATATTGATGAATTGTTAATAGCGTTTGACAATGCTGAGGTAGATGAATCAGACCACGATAATGCGTTAGATATGGCTATTTACGGTGTTGCTTATGAATATGTATACGCTAGAGAAAATGAAAATATTCTAGATATAAAAAGCCTTGAGGTTGAAAATACATTTATAGTTTATGATGATAGTATTGAACAACAACCATTGTTTGGGGTTTATTACTTTAAACGAAAAGAAAATAAGACTGATACTGAAACATATCAAGCTGTTATTATGACTAAGCAGTTTATTTATTCTATAGTTTTAGAAGGTAAAGAAAAAGGTGTTATTTCTGATAACCCTATACCTCATAATATGGGTGATATTCCTATTATCGAATACAAAAACAATAAATATTCAATAGGCGACTTTGAACAGCAAATAGGACTGATTGATAGTTATAATTCATTAACGGCTAATAGAATTAATGATAAAGAACAATTTATTGATAGTATATTAGTTCTATACGGTGCAAGGCTTGGAGATGATGAAGAAGAATCTATAAAAGCTATGGAGTCTTTAGCAGAACATAAACTACTAGAATTACACCCTGAAGCACGAGCAGAATATTTAAGTAAAACATTAAATGAGAATGAAGTAGAAACGCTAAGAAACGCTGTTAAGCAAGATATATACACTTTTAGCCATATACCTAACTTAACTGATGAGAATTTCGCTGGGAATAGTTCAGGTGTTGCAATGGAGTTTAAGTTGTTAGGTTTAGAAATGATAACTAAAATTAAGCAAAGATATTATGTTAAAGGCTTAAAGAAACGAATTAAATTATTTGCTAATTATTTAGGGCTAACACAAATAGCAATTGACGCTAACAGCATAATACCTCATTTTAGCCGTAGTTTACCTAAGAACTTGTTAGAAATATCTCAAATAGTGAGTAATTTAGACGGTAAAGTAAGTCAAGAAACTTTATTGAGTCAAATTCCTTTCGTTGAAAATCCTATGAGTGAAATAGAGAAAGTAAACGAAGAGAAACAAGAGAATATAGTACAAAATCAATTATTATTAACAGGTGGAGAACATATACATAATACGCCAGTAGGTGATGAAGTAGATGAACAAGAAGAACAACGAGTACTGGGAACATAGAAAGGCTGAAATGATACACTCACAAATTGCAAGGGCTGATGTTACGTTTGATGAAATATCGAAGGTATATAATCACTCTAGAAAGCATATTGAAAAGAGTATTAAGGGTATATTTAATAAATTTCAAGCTGAATACGGGCTTTCTAAAATGGAAGCTGAACAGGTTATTAAAATTATGAGAGCAAAGAACAAAAAGCTAATTCCAGCTTTAAGTTTATTACCAAGCACTCCTAAAATTAAACAAACTATTGAAATGTTGAGTAGTGCGGCTTATGTTTCCCGTATTAACAGACTTCAAAAGCTATTAGATGAGATTGACAATGTACAGAGATATATTGCTAGAAATGAGTTAAGAAAGACAACAGACCTATATAAGGAAGTTGCAAAACATGCGTATTATGGCAGCATACATCAAATACAAACACAAACTGGTATAGGGTTTAGCTTTAATGAGTTGGATGAAGAGCTAGTTGAAAAGCTATTAGCTGTACCATGGAATAATAAGAATTATAAAGATAGAGTGTGGGATAATGCAACAGAATTATCAAACACATTAAAAGATGAAGTAACACAAGCTGTACTTACTGGTAAGAGCGAGAAACTAGTAATTGATGAGATATCTAATAGGTTTAATGTTGGGGAGTTTAAGTCTAAGCGATTAGTAAGGACGGAAACAGCGTATATTAATAATGAAATGGAGGCTTTAAGCTATGTTGAAGCTGATATAGATAAATATAGGTTTGTGGCTGTATTGGATATTAGAACATCTCATATTTGTCGGGAACACGACCATAAAATATATGAGGTGTCTAAAAGACAAGCCGGAGTTAATTTCCCACCGTTACATCCGTTCTGTAGGTCAACGACAATACCAGTACTTGATACTGATAATTTATCAGAATTATCTAGAAGGGCTAGAGATCCAAGAACGGGTAAAAATATAATTATACCAGGGGATATGAGTTATAACGAGTGGTATAATCAGTATGTTGAGCCAAAATGGAAATAAACCGCTTACTTTCCATTTTCAATTAAATAACTAATATCAAAATGGAAAAATACATCATTTTTTCCATTTTCGTCCTAGATATGACGTTAAACTGTCTTTTTATTATGCCCAAGCATTAATGGCAATAAACTTCATGGAATAATAGTCGGGGACGACTTAAAAAATAGGAGGTTCAAATATGGATCAAGAATTAAATAATGTCGAGACGGTTGAAGAAGAGAAGGTAACAGCTGAACCAACTAAAGAACAACCCAACGACAAGAAATATAGTGACGCTGAAGTAGACGAGATTATTAATAAGAAGTTTGCCAAATGGAAAAAAGAACAAGAAGCTGAACAAAGTGAAGCTAAGAAACTTAAATCTATGAATGCAGATGAAAAAACAAAATATAATCAAGATAAACGACAAGCTGAACTTGATAAACGTGAGCAAGAAATAGCAAGACGTGAACTAATGGCAGAAGCTAAGTCAATTTTAAACGAACGTGGTTTACCTGTTGATTTAGCTGGGGTTATTGATTTAACGGACGCTGACACGGTTAAAGCTTCAATTGAGGCGATTGGCAAACAGTGGGAACAAGCAGTTCAAAAAGGTATTGCTGATAAATTAAAAGGTACTCAACCACTAACTAAAGCTCCTCAAAATTTAAATGGTATTACGAAAGAAGTGTTAACAAAAATGAAATATCAAGAAAGATTAGATTTTAAAACAAAAAATCCAGATGAATATAATAGATTAATGAAAGGATAATAAATAATATGGCAAATGTAACAATGATAGCGGATTTATTTGATCCGCAAGTAGTAGCAGAGATGTTAAATGAAACAGTAGGTAAATCAATTGTATTTTCTCCATTAGCAGAGGTAGATACAACATTAGTAGGACAACCTGGGACAAAATTAACAGTACCACAATGGAATTACATTGGGGATGCTGAAGACGTGGCAGAGGGAACAGCAATTCCACTTGCTAAATTAGGTAAAAAATCAACTGAAATGACAATTAAAAAAGCAGGTAAAGGGGTAGAACTTACTGATGAGTCAGTATTAGGAGGGTTAGGAGATCCAATTAATACAGCTGTAAGACAAATTGCTAAGTCTATTGACCAAAAAGTCGATAACGATGTATTAGCGGCGGCTAAAACAGCAACTCAAACATACACAACTAAGAGTGGTTTTAAAGTAGAAGACTTATCTAATGCACAAGATATCTTTGAAAGTGAAAATGACGATGTTTACGTTTTAATTTGTCACCCTAAAGCAGCTTCTAAACTAAGATTAAACGCTGCTAAAGAATGGTTAACAGGTACTCAAGTTGGTGCTGACAGAGTGGTAAGTGGAACATACGGAGAAGTGTTAAGTACACAAGTTGTACGTTCTAGAAAATGCCAAGAAAACGAAGCATTTTTAATTCAAACTAGTTTAAATGAAGATGTTGACACTAAAGCGTTCAAAGTATTATTAAAACGTGATGTATTAACAGAATTCGATAGAAATATCGTTAATAAAACTACTGTAATTACAGCTGACCGCCATTATGGTGTTTACTTACAAAATGCTAAAAAAGTTGTTAAAATTACAGTAACAGCTGAACTATAGGAGGGGTTTTTATATGGAATTTTTAGTAAAAAATCCAATTTTCGACACGAAAACATCACAGACTTATCATGCTGGAGAAGTTTTTGATGTTACAGCTAAAAGATTAGAAGAAATTAAAGAAACGTTAGAACAACAAGGCGGTTTTGATTTATATCTTGAAGAATTAACAGAAGAAACTACTTCAGCTAAGACTGAAGATGAAAAGACTAGTGAAGCAGAAGTGACGGTAGAATAGGAGGTATCCTATGCTTAATGAATTAGAATTGTTGACGGGAGAAAGCGACGTAAAAGTCCTTTCTCTTCTTTTGCTAAGGGCTAATAATATAGTATTAGCAGAAACTAACAGGAGAGTTTTAACTCCTGAATTAGAACGTATAGCGTTAGAAATAGCGGTAGAAATGTTCAATAAACAAGGTAGTGAGGGCGAAGCGTCAAGAACTGAAGGCGGGATAGCTATTACTTATCGTGATGGCTTACCTTCACATATCAAAAATACTTTATCTTCTTACAGGTTAGCGAGGTGTTCGGGTCGTGCGTTTGAAAAAGAACAGACTGAAACCTTACAAGAAATTTAAATACTTAGTTAAAACTAATGATGAAGGGGTGCGTTTTAAGGGGTATGAAGAAGACTCGCATATTGTTAATGCGGAAATATATCCAGCTTCAGGACGTATTCAAGCCCAAGTATATGGTGAAAAATTAAATTATATGTTAAATATGCTGATAGAACGTACTACTGAAATAAATGAGCGTGATGGAATTTGTATCAACAGCGACACACCTAACTATGAAGTAGTATCTATTAAGAATTATACATTTCATAAACTAGTGGAGTTAAAGAAACTTTGACCCAAATACAGAATGTAAGTAGATTGATTAATAAGATACATAGAATAGGTGGAACAGCAGGCGAACAAGTTATAAAAGCTGGAGTCAGTAGGGGAACTAAAATAGTTCAATCTGAAGCTAAATTATTAGTGCCAACTAATTCTGGACGAACTAGAAATAGCATAAGAACAAAAGTTGATGGTTTGAAGGGTTCTGTATACACTAACGAACCATCAGCTGTATTTGTTGAGTTCGGTACAGGTAGTGTAGGGGCTAGTAATCACGGTGGTATAAGCCCAAATGTTAGACCATCTTACAGAAATACTCCTTGGTGGTTTCATGAAAGCATGGTTGATGGGGGTTACTTATCAGCATATAATTTCTTCACGATAGACACACCTGTTGGTAAGTTCTATAAGACAGAAGGACAAGCGGCACAACCGTTTATGTACCCAGCGTTGAAGAACAATAGAGCTAAGGTTTTAACTGAAATGGAAAAGTATTTAAGTAGAAAATTGAAGGAGATAATAAAATGATTAATGTTAAACCGTTAATATATAAGGAGTTGTCAAAAATAGCGACAAATGTAACGGACACTTACCCAGCTGATTGGGAGACATTCCCTGTTGTAATTTATTTAGAAGAGGAGAATAAACCTCATGAATGGCTAGATAATGGAGTAGAAGAGACTACTTATTTGCGTTATAAGGTTGATATTTTTGATAAGCAAAGTACTTCTAACATTGCCGTAGAAGTAGATAAGGTATTTAGTTCATTAGGGTTGAAACGAACAATGGCACAAGATATGCCAGACCCAAGCAATTTGAGGCACAAAGTAATGAGGTTTGAAGGGATATATGATCCTGATACAAATATAGTATATCAATATAGAATGGAGGGCTAATATGTTAGCAAATGGAATTAAATTAGAATATAGTGAGACAACAAGTGGTTATACACTACTAACAGGGCTTAAAGAAGTACCTGAACTTGGGGTTGAACCTGAGAAAGTAGAGAATACAACACTAGCTGATACTGTAAAACAATATGAGTTAGGAATTGGAGATGCTGGGGAATTAGAATACAAATTCAAGTATGAAAATAAAACAGCAACTTCACCATTTAGAGTATTACGTAAAGCTATGGACGCTAAAAAAGTTCTTAACTTTAAACAAACATACCCAGATGGAACAACAGTAACATTTAGCGGTCAAGTTTCAGTAAAACTTGGTGGCGGTGGTGTAAATGGTGTTATTGAGTTTACACTTAAAGTTGCTTTACAGTCAGATTTAGTATTTGCAGACGCTTCTGTAGTAATGTAAGATAAGAAAGGAAATTAACATAAATGACAAAGAAACCATACACAACTTGGCAAGTGGGTAAAGAAGAATATAAACTAAAATTAACAACATCAGCAGTATGTAAACTTGAGGAGAATTTAGGGGTAAATATTGTTAAAATCTTTAATTTTAATGATGACTTCCCGTTACCTCCTCTAAAAACTATGTTATATGTACTTCATGGTGCTATTACAAAATATCAACATGGGTTAAAATTTGATGATGTAATGAATATTTTTGACGAATACCTAGATGAAGGACACGATCAAATGGACCTATTAATGGAAGTATTAATTCCATTAATGCAAGACTCGGGTTTTATTCCGAAAGAAGCGAAGAAAGTGGAAAAAGTCAAAGTTCTAAAATAATAGAAACTATGACTGAATATATCGGGGAGTTATACCCTATTGCACTTGATGTAGGGATAACTCCTGTCTTATTTTGGGAATATTCAATACAAGAAATAACAGATATTATCGATAGTAGAAATCGTGTATTAGAATTCAATAGAAAAAATGAATATATCCGTGATTATTATCTAGCAAAAAGTGTTGTTGAATGGTTAGCACCTATGTTGAGTAAGGACGCTAAACCACCCGAATTATGGAATTGTGCTCCTGACTATGTTTTTGCGAAAGAAAAAGAAGAAATTGAGAAAAAACGTGTTGAGTATGAATTGGAATTACATAAGGAACGAATGAGAGAATTTGCAATGAGATTTAATTCTCAACGGGCTAATAATATGCTATAATCTCTAGTAGGAGGTTATGTATTATGAGTAAAAAAAATAATTTTACAATGCCATTGATGTGTCCGCAATGTAATTCACAAGATATTCAATTTCAATTGGTTAACCATCAAGATTTGAAACCAAAAGGAAAAAGTTTTCTATGGTGGGTAACGATAGGATGGTTGTGGGTTTTAGTTAAATGGACAGTTTTTTATTTAATCATGGGAATGCTAGTAATTCCATTCAAGTTTTTATTACCAAAAAAATATAAAATTCAAAACACAGTTGAAAATTATAAAATTTGTAAACATTGTGGATATCATTGGAAATAATTTAATTTAATTTAAAGTCAATCAAGAATGATTGGCTTTTTTATTTTACTTGTGAAAGGAGGAACAAATGGCAACATTAGAAGAATTAAAAGTTGTGATTAACGCTGAATTGAAGCCGTTTCAACAAAAAATGAAAGAAATGGAGAATACAGTAACTCAATCAACTAATAACGTAAGGAATAAGCTTAGTGGCTTAAGAGATATGTTTTCAGGTTTAGCAAAAGTAGTTGCTTTAGGTTTACTGGCTAGAGAATTATATCAATTAGGTAAGTATTCAGTTCAAACAGCCTTAGAAGTTCAGGCTTCTATGAACCAAATTCAACGTCTTATGGGCGAAAGTTCTCAAGCCTTCTTGAAATGGGCCGAAAATAACGCATTAGCATTTAATATGAGTAAGGCTGAGGCTATAAAATACGGATCAACCTACGGTAATATACTGGCTGGTTTTATTAGTAATCAAGACAAATTAGCAGGTTATACAGCTAAGCTGTTAGAAACATCTTCAATTATTGCACAGGGGACAGGGCGAACTATGACTGACGTTATGGAACGTATCCGAAGTGGTTTACTTGGAAATACTGAAGCCATTGAAGACTTAGGAGTAATGGTTAACGTTAGCATGATTGAAAGCACTGAAGCGTTTAAGAAGTTCGCTAATGGGCAAAGTTGGCAACAATTAGACTTCCAAACGCAGCAACAAATAAGGTTGATGGCTATTTTAGAACAAGCGACAAAACGTTATGGAGATACATTACAAGATAATGTTAACAACAGAATATCAACGTTTAAAGCTTTAATGAAAGACTCAGCATTAAATATAGGTAATATGTTCTTGCCTATCATTAATGCTATTATGCCTATTTTAAATGCTTTTGCTAGCGTTGTTCGAACAGCAACAGCGAAGTTAGCCGAATTTATTCAATTACTATTTGATAAGAAAGTAAGTAGTACTGATGGCGTCGCAGGGGCTGTAAATAATGCTACCCAAGGATTGCAAGGTGCAGGGAATGCGGCTGGAGATTTAGCTGATAATTTAGACGACGCTGGCGGAGGAGCAGGCAACCTAGCTGACAATGTAGGAAAAGCAGGTAAGGCAGCTAAAAAAGCAGTAAAAGAATTACGTGGTTTAATGGGGTTTGATGAAATTAATCTGTTAAATAAGAAGAATGATGGCTCTGACGACAACTCTGGAGGTGGCGGAGGTAAAGGTAAAGGGAAAGGTGCTGGCGGTAAAGATATTTTACCTGATATAGCAATTTCTGATAGAGGTACACAATATAATACTATGTTTGATGGACTTCTTGAAAAACTTAAACCTTTACTAGCTTTTCTTGAGCATTTAAAAAACTTGTTTAGCCTTGGTTGGAAACTTACTTTCAGAGAAGAAGGTATTGAGCAACTGAAAAAATCACTTATGGGTATTAAAGAGTCTTTAGAAATAATATTTGGTGATGGTTTAGTTGCACGAACTGCCGGAACATTCTTAGAAAGGCTAGCTTTTGCATTAGGACAAACAACAGCGGCGTTAGCTAACGTTGTATTAGGGATAGCCGTATTTATTGCTGAAAGTCTTAATAAATCGTTGCAAGAAACTAGACTTGACATAAAAAGTTGGCTTATGCGAAGTTTCTTAGAAATGGGGGATATAGTAGCAAGTATTGGTAATATTGCTGCTGATATTTCAAACATTTTCTATGATATTATAACTAGTAAACCTTCAACAGATATTGGAGCTAATATAATTTCGACATTAACTTATGCCACTATGGGTGTTGTTGATGTAGGATTAAAATTAGGTCGTGATATGTACTCGGGAATTGAACAAACATTAAGTGAGAATAAAGGAAAAATTACTCAAGCTTACATAGGTATATTAGAAGCCTTACGCCCAATTTCAGAAAGCATTAAAGATTTTGTAAAAGATGGGTTTGCTATATTTAATAAGGTTTACGATGAACATATTAAGCCGTTTATTGATTCATTTTGGAAAGGATTTTCTAAAATAACAGGTATTCTATATGATTCATTTAACAATTATATAAACCCAGTATTGAAAAAATTAGGTGATAGATTCCAAAATACTTATCAAAATTACATCAAACCAGCTATGGAAAGTGTTGGTAATCTATTAGGTACTGTTTTCGATATACTAAAAAAATTATGGGAAAATGTATTAGTGCCATTCCTTAGCTTTTTAGCTGATAATGTATTTCCAGTAATTGCTCCTATAATTGAACGAATAGGAACTTTCTTTTTAACTAGTATACAAATGATAATTTCTAAATTTAAGTTAATAGTTGATGTTATCACAGGAGTACTTAAAATTCTTGAAGGTATCTTCAGTGGTGATTGGGCTAAAATTTGGGAAGGTGTGAAAGATATATTTGTTGGTGTTTGGGACTTTATAATCGGGGTTATTTCAACAGTTTGGGAACAAATTAAAACTGTTGTTGAAACTGGATTTGATATAGTGAAAGCCGTTATTAAAATTATTCTAGACGCTATAGTTTTGTATTTCACAATTGCATTTAATTCTGTAACTGGTGTTTGGGCATTAATAGTTAGTTTCTTCCAGGGATTATGGGATGGAATAGTAACAATATTCTCAGTTGTAGGAACTTGGTTCACAGAGCGTTTCAAGGAAGCATGGGACGGTTTAACAAATATATTTAAAATAATAGGTCAATGGTTTAATGAAAGATGGACTGAGGTTAAGAACATTCTATCTCCTATAGGTCAATGGTTTAAGGATAAATTCCAAAATGCGTGGAATAATCTGACTAATATATTCATTGTTTTAGGTTCTTGGTTTGGAGCAAGATGGAACGATGTGACAAATGCGCTTAGTAATGTTGCTAGTTGGTTTGGAAATATATTTACTAGTGCATATAATGCGGTTAAGAATGCGTTTAGTTCTATAGGTTCATTCTTCAGTGGTGTATGGGCTACTGTAAGAAGCATATTTGTAAATGCCGGTCAAATGGTCGGTAGTGCTGTTGGTGGAGCTTTTAGAGGAGCTGTAAATGCTGTTCTTGGCACTATAGAAAATATAGTAAATGGATTTATTAGTATGATTAACGGGGTAATCAGCGTAATTAATGAATTACCTGGTGTGTCAGTAGGTTATTTAGGTGGAATCAGTTTACCAAGACTTGCTCGTGGTGGTATTGTAGATAGTCCAACTATTGCAATGATTGGGGAAGCTGGTAAAGAAGCGGTCGTACCACTTGAAAATACTGGTTTCTTACAAACAATGGGACGTGTTGTAAGTAGTGCTGTTGCTGATGTAATTGGGAATAACCAACCAACCTCAGGCGGGTTAAGTGGTGATATCGTGATTCAATTAGGTGGCACTGAGTACGCTAGATTTACAATTGATGAGATTAATAAAGAACAGGAAAGAGTAGGTCAAACGCTTATTAAAATTTAGGAGGAACAATATATGTCGAGATTAATTATTAATGGAGTAACAATTGTTACTCCTAAATCATTTCAAGTATCAATACAAGATATTGATGGAGAAACAGGACGAGACGCTAACGGTAATATGGTAAGGGATAGAATCACAACTAAAAGAAAATTAGATTGTGAATGGGGTTTTTTAACTCAAGCTGAAATGAGTACCTTATTGAGTAGCGTTACAAGTGAATTCTTCTCAGTTTCCTACCCTGACCCTATCATAGGTCAAACAACAAAAACATTTTACGTTGGGGACAGGAGTTCTCCAGCATATAGTTTTAGTGAAAAATTAAAGCCTTGGAGTGGGTTGAAAATGAATTTTATAGAAAGGTAGGGTATTATGTTTAACAATAGCACAAGTTATCAAGAAGCAATAAATGCACCGGCAAGACGAATTGTGGGAAATGTAACGATAAAAGGCCAGAAATTATCTGATGATATTTCATCAATAGACTATGTTAGTTCAATCTCCGGGAATACACTTACCATTGGTGCTACAAATGCTTCAACAGTAGATATTAAATTTAAAAAGTTAATAGAAGGGCTAGAAGAGAAAGAACTAATAAAGGTTTCATTTTCTATTCAAACATCTAGTGGGGTTGTCGAGAGACAAATTGGAGAGTTCTTCTTAACTGAAATAAAACTTGATAGAAACAATAAAACAACAACGTTAAAAGCCATTGATAAAATGGCTTTTTTAAATGATAAATACATTTCTACTTTACTTTATCCAACATTAGGAAGGAACATTGTACAGGAGATAGCTAATAGCTGTAATTTGAGGGTTAATAATAATCTCAATATAACAAGCTTACCTAGTTTTAGTAAAAAATTAGAAAAAGTTACTTACCGTGAAATGTTAGGTTACTTAGCACAGACAGTAGGAGCTTTTGTAATTTTTAATAACAATGGTGAGTTAGAGTTTAGAAAATTAAATAGAACTCAAAAACAAATCTCAAAAGGTTCTTATCTTTTAAAAGGTTTGGAAGTAGACGAGGTAGAATACAGAATTAACGGTATTTCTATCAGTTTAAACAACCAAGAGAAAACAATATTAGCTGTTGGAAGCCCGTTAGGTACACAGGTTAAACTTACTAATCCGTTAATGACTCAAGGGTGGCTAAATTCTATTTTCTCAGAGTATTCAAGATTAAGATTTAACCCGTTTAAATTAAATTGGCGTGGTGATCCGTTTATTGAAGTAGGTGATTGGGTTTCTATAGAAATAGCTAACGGCTCTTATCGTGCTTTTCCTATATTAGAATTAAAACTATCTTATAGCGGTGGTTTAAAATCTACTATAGGGGCTAATGTTAAGGGGACTACAACTTCTACAACGGAATATAAGGGAACGGTTGAACGTCAAATTGAGTTTATAAACGCTCGATTAGGTGCTTCAGGCAACTATGTTTATGCTGATACAGTTGAACCAACCAATCCAAAAGAGGGCGATACATGGTTTAAGCCCAACGGGGCATTTACCGACTTATATATATACGAGGGGAATCAATGGGTTTTAAAAACGTCCACAGGTGATATTGATGGTTTAATAACTAAAATCACAGATTCTAGTGTTTCAACTCAACACTTAGCTACCGCAATAGCAAAAATCATAGAACTTGACGCTGCTAGAATTACAACAGGTAGCCTTTCTTTTGAACAATTAAGCAGTAATACTGTTAGTGAAATAAGAAAAGGTATGGTTAGCGAAACAAAATTTAATAGTTTTGTAAATGATTCTAATGGCTTGCGTCAAGAAATGAGCTCTGAAGTTGAACGTGTTTTTGAAAGTAAAAAATCAGTTTTAAAAGGGAAAGATGGGATTAATAGCTATATTCACAAAAAATATACTAACAATGTACTTGAAGGTCCGATGACTGATAATAGTAATTCATTATACATAGGAATTTATACAGGTGATAAAGCATTAGCACCAACTAATATGAGTGAATATGAATGGACTAGAGTACGAGGTTATAACGGTGTAAGTAGTTATATTCACAGAAAATACAGCGACTATTCAAACGGTGCTAACATGAGTGATGATTCTAATTTGAAATATATTGGAATTTACACAGGGACTAGCTCGACACCACCAACAACAGCTAGTAGTTATTCGTGGTCGAAAATTAAGGGTGAAGACGGAGCAAGCGGAGTACCTGGAGCTAGGGGAGCTGACGGAAGAACACCTTATTTCCACACAGCTTATTCTAACAGCCCAACTGGTGACAGAGATTTTAGCGTAACAAACAGTACTGGTAAGCAATACATAGGGACTTACAGCGATTTTGAGGTTGCTGATAGTACTGATTATCGTCGTTATAAGTGGGTTAAGATAAAAGGTGAGAATGGAAATAACGGACAAGATGGCGTAAGTAGTTACATACATCGTAAATACAGCGACAATGCCAACGGGTCACCAATGAGTGATAACTCAAATCTTAAGTATATAGGTATTTATACCGGTACCAGCGCAACAGCCCCAACATTACCATCAGCTTACACTTGGAGCAAGATTAAGGGTGAAGATGGTCAACAAGGTGTACCCGGTGCTAGAGGTTCAGATGGTAGAACTAGCTATTTGCACACAGCGTATTCTAATTCATCTACAGGAGACCGTGATTTCAGTACAACAAATAGTACTAATAAGGAGTACATAGGGACTTATACTGATTTTGAAATTAACGATAGTAACGATTATCGTCGTTATAAATGGATAAAAATTAAAGGTGAAAATGGTAGAGACGGTAAGTCTATAAATGAAAACTTGGTGCCAAATTCAAACTTTGCGAAAGAGCTTGAAAACTGGGAAATGCCAAGATTAATTAATAGTGGGTTGAATTACCAAAAAGGCCACGCAATAACTAATTTTGGTAGAGGTTATCACTTTTGGGGGACACCTAACGGGAATGATAAAGGTTTAGGGTCTATGTTTAGTTTTATAGCAAAACAAGGTGAAAAAATAACCTTATCAATGGACTTAGGAAAGGACGCGTTAAACAATTATTCGACATTACTTTTAGGTGTTCACTACATTGGTGAAGATAACACGATTAAAGCTCAAGAGTGGCAACAATTAGACCTAGCAACGATAGGGCTTGAATTAAAGAAATATAAACGTATTTCGAAAACGTTCACGGTTGGAAGTGATATGAGAAAGTGTCGTTTAATGATTCATTGTAAACCGCAACAACCTGCCAACTTTTATATCGATAATATCAAATTAGAACGTGGTGACGCTGCTACAGAGTGGTGTCCGGCTTACGAAGACCTACAAGGTCACACCCTAACCGCTAACGTAAGATTCGAGGGAACTTACATTAACAACGTAACAAAAGACCTTAGAGTATTCTTGGACGTATATTACGACGGACGCAAAGTTCCGTCCGGTTTTAACGCACAAGTTAAATATAAGGGCGGTAATAGGTCAGATTGGAGCGGTTTTTGGAACGCTAACGTCGATAACACCGGAAGAATAACTAATATCGATTGGGGGAACCGAGAACAGAATGGGGAACCGTTAGACGTAATTGTACTAGTTACCTACAAGGATAAAGACGCAATAGCTAGCGCAAGGACTGACAATACACCTAATATAGGTGAGTTAAAAGAAACTATTCGAAGGTATAAAAAATTTGAAAGTACGTTAAATGAGTTTAGTTCAGAAATAGGTTACATAAAAGAAACGACGCAAGTATTGGGTGATACTGTACCGGATATCTTAAAAGATAGTAGAACGCAAACAGGTAATGACGTTTACTTTAATTCTAACAAACCTTTGAAAGCAAACACGCCTTACACTATTGTAGCTGATATTTCGGGGTTAACAGCAAAACAAGAAGCCGGAATTTATAATGCGTCCGGAAATACTAAGAAATACATTTTAAACGGGACTAACTTTTGGGTCGTTCAATTCCCTAGTCAACAAGATAGGGTTAACTTTTATCCGTTAGGGACTAAGACGACAATTAGTAACGTAAGAATTTACGAGGGTGATTTTACTGAAAACTTACGAAGTAATTTATACGTCACGCACACAATAAATCCAAGAGTTAACACGTGGTTAAATATTACCCTTAACAAAAACTTGGAAGGAAAAGACTTAATTTTATATTTTGATGTAGACGGAGACGTAAATAATAAAAGTTTTTGGTATAATAACGCGCTTAGTAATTTTAGTGGTGCGCCTGACGTTGAATTTTCATTAAAAAATAAAGATAACGTTGTTTCAGTTTCCGGTTTTCGTAATTCAGCTATTACGCTGATATTCAATTATGCAAACCCAACAATTAAAAATGTAAGGGTCTATGAAGTGAATTACGCTTTTCGTAAGTTAACAAAAACACAAACCCAAAATATTGGTACCGTATTTAAACAAAGCGCGGAAGATATAATCGTGGCTTGGAACAACTACAATAAATACTTTAGTTTCAATAACGAAACCTTAGATATTTTAGAGAAAGACAGCTACCAAAATAAATATAAGAAAATCTCATTAACGAGTGAGGGGTTAAAAATATATAACAATAATACTTTAATTGGAACGATAGGAACATTTACACACTTAGGACAAAAAAGTAGAGAAAATACTTTTGATATAGTTTTAACTGATGATACGAAAGCGTTCGGGGTTTATAAGTGGGTTGACGATTGGGTGTTTGATGCGCACCTTACAGGGTATATGCCGATATTAGAAATAAAGATAGTAAATGGTCAATATAAAACGAACATTAATACTCCGACAGAAATAAATGACTTATATGCGAACTCTTTAAAAGTTAGCGAAACTGGGTCAACATACGCAAGCGGTGTAACTAAAACAATAAACGTTGGTGGTAGAAATTTAAAATTTGTACAAGGAATTTTAGTAAGTGGTTAGGAGGTAAACGAAATGGAGAAACCAATAGAGCTTAAAATTGCAACAGCAAAAAATAATATATATAAATTTTTAGAGGTGACAGCAATGGAGGAACAATTACCGCCATTTATCATGGTTGGAATATTAGCACAGAGTTTAACCGAGTGGCAACGACGCGAACTTATTCAAGTTAACGACGCGTTTGAAAACAATAAAGAGGTGAAAGAAAATGTATAAAGTATCGTGGGCGAGTGCGGTTTTTAGAGGAACCGAAATAATTAAAACAAGGGTTCAAATTAACAGCGACGATAATTTAACCATTATCACAAAAGTTTTAGACGGGAACCATACGCAAAAGTCAGAAGACGAGCAAATTTATTTAGTTTTAGAACAATTCTACCAAGACACCTATCCAAACAGGGCTGAAAATGAAAAGTTTTCAAAAGTTGATGAAAAACTAAAACTAGTAGACACTAAATTAGCTGAACTGGATAAAGTCAAAAAGGAGCTTGATATTACGCAAGGGTCTTTAATGGACTTAATAACACAAGTAGGGGGTGGCGCTCTTGGTGAAACTGAAAAACAAAATAAAGGAGGTGAAAATAATGATGGCAATGTTATTCGCAATTAATATAGCAAAAGGAAAACGTACATTCGCGCAAGTTCCAAATTTTTTAAAAGAAAAAGTTAAAGAATGCTTGATTGATATGGACTTAGAACACCTAGCAAAAGAGGGGGCTTAAAGCCCTCTTTTATTTTACAAAGAAAGGAGACATAATGCTTGAGAATATTTTATTTATAGTCTCACAAGTATTAACAGTTGTGATTTTACCTGCCGTAAAATGGTGGCTTGATAAGGGCAACAAACAACTTGTAGGACAAATAGAGAGCTTGAATAATGAGGTTAAGAAGACTCAAACTCAAGTTGATGAAGTAACGCAAATAGGTCTACATAATCGTGATTCGAATAAAAGTATAATGTCGTTTAGGTTGCACAAGGAATTTAGTGAAGCGATAGAGCGTGGATATACTACAAGCGAAGATTTATCAGAATTAAGTGGATTGTATAAAAGTTATCAGGAAATAGGTGGAAATGGTAAAATTTCCGCCTTGTACAGTAGATTTAAAAATTTACCTATAGAAAAGTAGGAGGGAAAACAAATGGAACAATTACAACCGATATTATTAACACTAATCGTGTTCGGACTTAACTTATTAGGTAAGTTTCTTAAGGAATGGAAACCATTCCCAACAGAACTTATACCACAAGTATTAGGTGTACTTGGGGGCTTAATAGGTTGGGCGGTATTTAAGGATACTAACGCAGTCTTATTAGGACTTGCAAGTGTCGGAACACATCAAGTAGTTAAACAATCTAGAAATGAATCAATAACAAATATTAATGATAAAACGGAGGATAAAATAAATGGTTAAAACAACTGAAATAATCACAGAAGCAAAACGAATCGCAGACTTAGGAATTGGGGTAGATCAAGACGGTGCATATGGTACACAATGCGTTGACTTACCTAATTACTTATCAGTACTATATTTTGGTAAAGCATTATGGGGTAACGCTATTGACTTATTAAACAGCGCAGCATCATTAGGGTATAAGGTGGAATATAATGAAGCTGGGAATGTTGATAGTCGACCACTAGCTGGAGCTGTATTCGTTATGGATACTACTTACATAGCAGGGCATCCATACGGCCACACTGGAGTGGTAACACAAGATAGTGATGGTTATAGTATGAAAACTATCGAACAAAATATTGATGGTAACGCTGATAGTCTATACGTAGGTGGTCCGGCCCGATACAATGAACGTAATTTTGACGGTATCGTAGGTTGGTTCTATTATCCAGTAGACGACACAGTTACGATTGTAGAGAACTCAGATTTGATTTCATTACCTGAGGTTCGTACATATACTGTTGGTGTGGAACAACTAAACATTAGAACAGCGCCATCAACTGATGCAGAAGTAGTAGGAACTTATGAACAAGGTGATGAATTTAACTATATGGAATTCTGTAACGCTAATGGGTATGAATGGTTATCATATGTATCATATAGTGGTGAACGACGTTACGTAGCTTCAATGAATCTAGACACATTTGAAACTCACGGAACATGGCGCAGGAAATAATTGAATTAAAATTTATTCTATAGAGCCCTTACTTAATAGTGGGGGCTTATTTTTTTATACAATTTTTAAAAAAATTTTAAAATATCTATTGACAATATAACGTATACGTTATATAATAAAAGTACATTAAAGGAAGAGGTAAAAACATCATGAAAGAACTAACTAAAGAAGAATTATTAAGACAAGTGGAATTAAAAGAATACACAATAATTAGAACAAATAGATATGGAAGAGTTACAAATACTTTTAAAATAACTGAAAATAACGAAGGCGTGAATTTAGAAATATCTTCTCTAGCACAATTAAGTTATTTAGGTAGTGATGAAACTTATACCTTTTCTGTTGGTATCAAAGGGAATAATGAAGAATATAGTAATTCTATTTATGGTTCTTCAGACGTTCAAAACGTTTATGAGTTTTTACATGAATTAAAATTAAACTTCTATGGAGTGATTAAAAGTTTTGATAATGGTATAAAAACTGATAACAAAAATTATAACTCAACAATAGTGCCTTTCGAATTCAGAGAAGCACAAACTTTAAAATTGTATAAAATAGTTGATAGAGAAGATTTAGATAAAATCTTAAAAGAAGGAATTTTACCTATATCTAAGACTGGTAATGATAACTGGGAAAATAACAGAAGAGCTGACAATTCAATAGAAGTTGTTTACTTATTCAAACCATTAACAGAACAATTGAATTTTAGTCAATACGGAGATGTGTTACTAGAAGTTGAAACAACTGCCTATAAGAATGAAATATTACCTTACGACAGAAATCGTGGTAAATATGAGGAATTTATAACATATGAAGTTAAACCGGAAGAAATCAAGGGGGTAAAATATTTAAATGAGTAAGGTATCTGAGGCCCAAAAGAAAGCATCTAGGAAGTATGAGGAACTTAACAGGGAACAAACAAGAATTAATAATTATAGGCGTACGGCTAGGTTATTTGTAAAATCGTATGCTACCGAGGAAGATATGGCGGAATTAATTAAAATTTATAATGAAAGTAAAAAAGATTGATTTTACACCTCGATTAATGTATAATACGGATAGATTTTGATAAACAAAATCTCAGTCTTATTCAGACTATTCTGTTTGAGAGATATGTAAAATTTTGAATCTATAAGACAATCTTAATTAA